GGCTGGTGCAGTAGGCCAGAAGGCCGACGGTACCTTTGAACTCAGGATTGACTTTATCAAATCTTAACACCATCAATAAAATGGGAACTCTTAAAGGACAAAACTTTCGTATTTGTGTATTTGACCACACCGAGACTGGCGACACTCCCTACGACGTGTATAAGGTGATAGGAATGGCGACCGGATGCACGGTTACGCTGACAAACAACACGGAGGATGCAAGCCACAAGGATGTAGTGGGCGCGGCAGCAATGCCAACCACCACCACCAAGGGCTTTCAGATTTCGTGCGACTCGCTTAACGTGGCCGACACCGCTGCAATGCTGACCGCCATCAAGTCGATGGCTCCACTCACATTGATGTGGGACGAGACATCTACGACCGACAACCAGACCCGCGTGAAGGCTACCTTCGCCCGCAAAGCCCAGGCATATCTGTCTGATGTAACCTTCAACTTCAACGACCGAGAGAATGCCACAAAGCAGCTCCAGTTCGTTGGTACCGGTGGCATCAGCAGTCCCGCAGCCAGCGACACCGTTGAGCCTATCGCCATTGGCAGCTACACCAAGGGTCAGTTCGTTCGTCTGTTCCTCGGCAGCGACAACTCGGCAGCACCTACTACCGTCATCGCAGCAGCGAAGACACTGGCGCTCCACGTTTCGCTCACTATGGAATCGGCCACAACGAAGGACACCACAGGAGAATGGGATGTGCAGGAGCCTACCGCAATCGCATACGACATCACCACTGGTGCACTGATGCGAAGCGGCGAGACCATCACATCGCAGGTGGCAGCCAAGGCTCTGGCCGACCTCGAGAGCATCTACGAGGCAGGCACACCAGTGAAGTGGAAGATAGCAAACGTTTCGGGCGACAACAACCGCACCGCATCGAGCACTATCGTGAGCGGATCGGTATTGCTGACACAGCTGACACTGAACGGCCCCAACCGACAGAACGCCGACTACCAGGCAAGCATGCAGGGTTATGGCGCCTACGAGGTGGCCGCGTAAAAATCCCACAAGGCCGCTCGCCTGCCCATTGCCTCGGTCCACGCTTGGCAAGGCACGGCGGGCGGTTTTTCTTTTACCACATTAAACCCCAGAAGAAAATATGAAAACAAAAGAAATTACACTTTGCGGCAAGCAGGTGATGGTGGCCTATTGTTTTGCCACCGAAATCGCGTTTAAAAAGTTCACCGGCGTGAACCTCGACGAGTTCGACGGCACCAACCCCGAGCACATCATCTACATCATCCTTTCGGCTATCGCCACCTACTATCAGCATGAGGGCACCGATGCCCCCGTAAAGGACGAGAATCTGATGTACGACGTGCAGCCCCGCGAGCTGATCGACGCACTCAACGAGGTGCTGAAGCTCCGCGCCGATTGGTACCAGCTGCCCAAGGGCGACACCATCAACGAGCAGAAGCCCGACCCAGACCGCAAGCGCCGTAAGCCAAAAAACGCCTAACCGCCTACGACCTTTATCAGCTGTTCGTAGGCGAGATAGGCATCTCGCGTCGCGAGTTCCTCTACGAGATAGAGCACTGGGAGGCTCGCCGCATCCTCGAGGGCTACCAAGCCCGCCACCGCAACATGTGGAACGCCACCCGCTGGCAGACCTTCAAACTGATGGAGGCGCAATGTGGCACCGAGGGGATGCACAAGAACAACCTGTTCAAGCCCGAGAACCTGCTGCCTTTCTATTGGGACGACAAGGAGCCCGACGACCTGGGAGGAATGAACGAGCCACTGACCGACGAGGAAGTGCAAGGCCTGCAAGCCGACATCGACCGCGCCAACGCCGAAGGCACCCCGTGGTAAACCCTCAACGCAAAGTTGAGGGTTTTTTGTATGGAAGAATTTATCACCGGATATAGAGGACTGAACGCTACCAACGCCCGAGTGGACATGTTGCGAGCCGATTTCGAGGGATTGAAAAACCTCGATAAGATTATCAGCTCGGTGCTCAATCGCCTCGCCCTTCAGGATAAAGTCAGCATGCAAGTGCAGATGGTTCGCAGCGGAGCCATGAGCCGCGCCAACTTCGACGGATGGTTCGCCGAGGTGGTTCGTCAGGAACTGGGCAAGGTGTTGGGCGTGCAGCGAGCCAAGGCCGTACAGAAAGCCAGTCAGGTGGGCGCAGGCAGCGCATCATCGGCCGTGCTTAGGCGAATGTATAAAGACGAGCTCGCCGGTAACATCAACATCGCCAGCCCTCGCGGACGCATCAGCAGCCGCACCCGAAACTATCAGCCCGGATGGTTGAAGCCTCGATACGTGGGCGACCGCACTAAGAAAATCAACGAATACTATGGTCCCGATCGTGGATTCATTCTGCGATTCCTCGAGGGTGGCACCGACGTGCGCACCGCCACATCTTACGGACCAAAGGGCAAAGGCTCGATGGCATCATGGGGTGCTCGCGGAAGCATCGCACCTCGCTCATTCTTCCACGGCATGGGTGCCGACATGGAGCAGGCAGCACAGCAGCTCGGCCACACCCTGAACGGCTACGTAGAGAAGTGGTTAGTTAAAACATTTAAAGAAGGATAAGATATATGGCAAAATCAGTACTTGAACTTGCCGTTGGCACAGGCCAATGGGATGCCGGGCTAAAGAAGGCGAAGAACGCACTCGACAACTTCACCCAGGCCAATGGAGGATTGCAGTCGGCTCTTAATAAAGACTCAAAGAGTATGCAGACCTTCGTGCAGATGATGGGCCGCATGGATTCGACCGCCAAGACCGCCAAGGGGCAGATGAACGACTACAAGGGCACCATCGAGCAGCTCACCATGCAATACAATCGCATGACCGACGCGCAGAAGGCAGCCATAGGGCAGACGTATCTGCAAGCCATCGACCAGATGAAGCAAAAGTACCAAGGCGTGGCGCAAGAGGTGGCCAAGATAAACCAAGAACTTAAGCAGACCAACGAAATAAGCGCCGGCACCGGTAACGGTGGCGGTGGATTGTTTAGTAGCGACAAGTTGAGTGGTATGCTGCAAGTGTTCGGCGGTAACGTGATGACCAAGGTGGCCGGCATGGGCGTGGGATTCGTCAGCGAGCTGGGCGACATGGTAAAGCAGGGCATCGAATTGGCACGCGCCGGCGAAGGTGTGAGAATCGCATTCCAGCGCCTCGGTCGTGGCGACATCCTCGCCGGACTGCGCGAGGCAACCCACGGCACAGTGACCGACCTCGAGCTAATGAAGGCGGCCGTGAAGTTCAACGACTTTAAGCTACCACTCGAGGAACTTGGCACGATGCTCGCCTTTGCGCAGCAGAAGGCAAAAGATACTGGCCAGAGTGTAGACTACATGGTGGACTCAATCGTGACCGGATTGGGACGTAAATCGCTGATGATCCTCGACAACCTCGGACTGTCAGCCACCGAAATCCGCGACAAGATGAAGGAAACTGGCGACATGACCAAAGCCGTGGGCGCCATCATCCGCGAACAGATGGCCAAAGCCGGCGATTACATCGAAACCGCAGCAGACCGCGCCACCCAAGCCAACGTCGCCATGCAAAATAAGATGGAGGAGCTTGGTCAAAAATTCCTACCCGTAAAGCAAGCCAGCGACGACCTTTGGACTTCAATGAAGATTGGCATCCTTGACATCGTGGGCGGTCCGTTGGCCAATCTGCTTAACGGGTTAACCCGTGCAGGTCAGCTACGAAACCAATTAAAGGCCATCGGCAGCGAAGAGCGAGTGAACACCGACATCGAAAAACTGAAAGGTTCTAATTACAAACCGCAAGCCTATCAGATGATGCTCGCTAAATACAGCCGCGAGGAACAGAAGGCACTCGATAACTACAAGCGTTCGCAGAAGGGCGGCATGGGTAGTATCGCAGTATGGGAAAATCGCTACCTCGCACAGAAATCAATGCGTGAAGATTTCCAAGCACGCGGCAGCGCCATCGTAAATCCCACACCGACCGCCGCCACCCCCGTACAAGTAGAGATAAAGAACCCGGCAGGCGGTGGTGGTGGTGGTAAAAATAGTGTTGCAAATATCGGCGAATTTGTCCCAGGGGAAGGCGTGAAAAATGCTCCGCCTGAGTTCAAACCGATGTGGGACACAGCAATATTCCAGGAGGCACTGCGCAAGGAACTCGGCTTGGACGGCGAGAAAACACGCGACTGGGGCAAGGAACTCGGCCAAGTGTTTGCCGACTATGTGGCCGATCCTGACAAGGAAAAGCGAGACAAGGCCAACAAGGACGATAAGGAAACGAAGAAACTCACCGAGAAAATATCCACCCTCACCAGCGGACTGTCGTCAATCGCAAGCGGACTGAAGAGCATGGGCATCGACCTACCGAAAGAGGTAGATCAGGTTATCGGCATAATCCAGGGCGTAACATCCGTCATCGAAGGTGTAAATGCGGTTATTTCTATATTCTCAACAACATCAATGGCAGCCAACACCGCAGCCCTCATCGCCAACACCGCAGCACTTACAGCTAATACAGTCGCCAGTATTATACCATTCGCTCATGGTGGAATAGTGCCACATGCTGCCAACGGTTACTATGTGCCGGGCACTCATGCCAGTGGAGACGTGACTCCAATACTGGCCAATGCGGGCGAGCTGGTGCTGAACAAATCGAGCCAGAACAACCTCGCCAACGAATTGAATGGAGCCGAGGCACTGGTGCAGACCATCGACCGCTACCAGACATCTATCATGCGCGGCTCGCAGTACAACTACGGCACACCAACAATAGGCGGAGGTATGCTGGGCAACATGAAGCTGGAGACATTGATAACAGGCGAGCAGATAAGACTGGTGCTGAACAACAACGGACGCCGAACTGGTCGCGGCGAATATATCACCACTAATTTTAAATAAGCTATGGCAAGAGCAATTAGATGGACCATACCATTTAAAAGTTTCAACGGCACCAGCTGCCACGT